TTTTGCCGCATTGAGTTCTACCCTACGCCTGAGCAACTTGAAAACGTCACAGAAGCTCTTGAAACGCAGATGAAGTGTTATGCGCTTGCAGAGCTAGACTGCTCTCAGTAGTCTCATGAACAATGAGCGGGTGTCTAGTCGGGCTTCCCAGGAGTCCACGTAGACTGGGGCATCGCCGGTTTTAAGACCCATGAGCACACAGCCCGGCCAGTACAACATCCCCTCAGTGCAACGTCGCGCTGATTTTGATCTAGGTTTGCAGTTCCTGGATAGCACTGGCGCTCCGATTAATCTAACTGGCTGGACTGTTTACGCGCAAGTTTGGGATCGTAAACGCACAGTAAAATATGCAGATTTCAACGTTACATACATAGACAGAGCGCAGGGCTCAACAAGTATTGCGTTAACAGACGTGCAAACCGCAACTCTTCCAGACGAAGTTTATTACGACGTGCTGTTGCAAAATCCTGCCGGGCTGCGTAATTACTACCTAGAAGGCATTGCGTACGTCTCTGAGGGCTACACAGAGCCATGAGCAAAGCCACTGTTTCTATAACAGAAGAACGGTGCTCTGTTGTTGTAACAGAAAACGGCAAGGCGACAACAATTGTAACCCCGCCGACAGCTGTCACTGTTGTCATATCTACCGCTGGCCCGAGTGCGTCGCCAGTGGCCGGAGTTACGGACATCGCCGAGACTGCACAAGTAATCTCCTCCGACTACATTCTCGCCGCCGGCAAAAACGGAGTATCGGTCGGCTCCGTGGAGGTGGCCGAGGGCTACACTGTGACTGTCCCAGCCGGCGCAGTTTGGCTCATTGCTGATTAACACGCATGGCATTCGGCAAAATCAAAATTGACAGCATCCAAACCAGCACGCAGGAAGTGCTGGTGGATGATCTTATTGCTGGTAACAATAGCCAAGGAACTGTTACCAGCGTTGATCTTGATGCTCCTCTTGGCTTTGAGTCATCTGGTGGGCCGGTAACGACCTCGGGCTCTATCACGCTGAGCTATGCCGTCGGATACCAGGGATTTACGACTGCTGAGTCATTAAAGCTCGCTGGCATTACTGCCGGAGCTGATGTAACCAATAGCACCACGGTCCAAGCAGCTGGTGCGTTGATGGACTCTGAGGTGGAAAACCTCGCTGCTGTTAAGTCATTCAACCCCACCGATTACGCCACGTCCGCCCAAGGAGCTTTGGCGGATTCCGCAACGCAGCCAGATGATCTCGCAAGCGCCATCGCCACCCACGACGATGAGGAAGACCCGCACAACGGCGCGAGCCCGACGTTCGCTGACCTGACCCTCACCGGCCTGCTGACGGCGCCACACATTCACGGCAGCTTGGCGGGCGACATCTACCTGCACGTCAAAAACACCAGCGGCAGTAGCCTGGCGGCCAATACGGCGGTGTACGCGACCGGCTCTGTCGGCGACACCGATCGAATCGAGGTGGCGGCCTGCGACCCGACCGATCCGGCAAAGATGCCGGCCATTGGCCTGCTCACCACCACGCTGGCGAACAACGGGGAAGGCGATGCGATCATCCTGGGCGAGCTGCGGCCGACGAACACCGGCAGTTACACCCTGGGCGATGAGCTCTATGTCGGCGCTGGCGGTGCGCTGGTCAACTCCATCCCCGCGTCTGGCACTGTGCAACGTGTCGGCAGTGTTGCCAGGGTTCAAGCTGAAAGCGGCACGATCGTAGTGGGTATCGGCGCTGGAATGTCTCGGGTGGGCTTCACCAGCGCATACAGCGATCTAAGCGGAACGCCAACGCTAATAACAACGCTTGACGGATTGAGTGATGTCACACTCAGCTCGCCTTCTGATCAGCAAGTCCTGAAGTATGACAGCGCTACCGGGCAATGGATCAATGCTGCAGCGCCTGGCGGCGGTGGCGGCACGGTAAGCAGTGTTGGATTCACGGCGCCCACTGGCTTTAGCGTCAGCGGTTCGCCAATCACCACAAGCGGAACCATTGCCCTGAGCTACGCCGTTGGCTATCAGGGCTTCACATCTGCAGAGGCTTCAAAACTGGCTGGCATTGATGCAGGCGCACAAGTCAACGTTGCAACAGACTTGGCTTACAGCGCCGCTTCCCGCCTGTTGAGCAGCTCCACGGGCAGCGATGTGACACTGCCGCTGTTCACAAGCTCAGACGCAGGCCTTGTCGGCGCAAGTGGCGGCGGGACAACAAACTTCCTGCGTGCTGATGGGACGTGGGCAGAACCCCCTGGTGGCTCCGGCACCGTAACCAGTGTTGCGTTGACTGCTCCCACTGGCTTTAGTGTTTCCGGTTCGCCGATCACCACCAGTGGCACGCTTGCGATCTCCTACGCAACCGGCTATCAGGGCTACACCAGCGCAGAGGCCAGCAAGCTTGCTGGGATTGCCGATGGCGCTGAAGTCAACGTCAACGCCGACTGGAACGCAACCAGCGGCGACGCGCAGATCCTGAATAAGCCCACGCTGGGCACTGCTGCTGCGCTGGATGTTGGCACCACTGCCGGCACCGTGGCTGCCGGTGACGATGCAAGGTTCCACGACGCAGTGACGCTGGCCGCCAGCGTGGCTGATGTGCTCGACTTGACCGGCCAAGAGTTGACTGCTGATGATCCTGGCGCTGATCGCCTCATCTTTTGGGATGACAGCGCTGGCAAGCTGACGCACCTCACCATTGGTGCCAATCTCAGCATCACCGGCACCACGATGGACGCCGCTGGTGTTTCGGATGGCGACAAGGGCGACATCACCGTATCCGGCGGTGGCGCCACATGGACAATCGACAACAGCACCGTCAGCTACGCCAAGATCCAAGATGTAAGCGCTACTGATAAGTTGCTCGGGCGGAGCACCGCAGGCGCAGGCGTTGTTGAGGAGATCACCTGCACCGCAGCGGGTCGGGCGCTGCTTGATGACATCGACGCGGCTGCGCAACGCACGACGCTGGGATTGGCCACTGTCGCCAGCACAGGCGCCTATAGCGACCTCAGCGGCACGCCGACAATTCCATCTGCTGCCGACGCAACGCCGCAGCCGCTTGGCGTTGCTGCGATTGGTGTTAGTTCTGACTACGCCCGCGAGGATCACGTTCACGTAATGCCAAGCGCGGCAGACGTTGGCGCTGATGCCGCAGGGGCAGCCGCAAGCGCAGTTAGCACACACGAAGCGGCTTCGGATCCGCATCCAGGTTATGCGCTTGAGACAAGTCTCGGCAACGCAGCAGCGCTGGATGTTGGTACGACAGCTGGCACGGTGGCCGCTGGCGATGATGCCCGGTTTGCTGTGGAGGACATCTACGTCATCACCTGCAGCGACGAAGAGACAGCGCTGACAACCGGCACGGCGAAGGCGACGTTCACGATGGCAACTGCTGGCACGCTGACCGGAGTGAAAGCGACAGTCACCACGGCGCCAGTGGGTAGCAACCTGATCGTTGACATCAACGAAAACGGAACGTCGTTGTTGAGCACGAAGCTGAGCATCGACGACGGAGAGAAAACAAGCAAGACGACAGCAACCCCTCCGGTGATCTCAGGCTCAGCCCTGGCGGATGACGCAGAGATCACGATCGACATTGACCAGGTGGGCAGCGGCACTGGCACCGCAGGCGCTGGGTTGAAAGTCACGCTGTACGTCACCCGGAGCTGAAGCCATGAACCTTGTACTCTGGGACACAATCAATCAGCAGATCCTCAGCTACCCGAGGGCTGATGACCAGCCCGTGGTGAATCTTGACCCGCGCTATCTGGTGCTGCGGATCGTCAAGGAAACCCGGCCCGATGACGTTGAAGGCTTCACGGTGCAGCAGCGGTTGAGTGTTGACCTCGATGCATTGGAATGGCGCCACGGCTGGGAGCTGATCGAGTTGCCAACACCGGCCCCTGCTGCTGACTGGCGCACGTTCAAGCGTGCGCTCTTGAGCCACCCTGAGATCAACTCCCTGCTCAATGGCGGCATCGCTGCAGCCCCTGCAGCGGCTCTAAGCCTGCCTGCGACGCTGCTCAACGCTGCCGGTGGCGATGATGTCACAGACTTCCGCTCTGCCTGGCTGAGCCTGCGCAGGCTGGGTCTGGTGAGCGCTGGCCTACTGCAGGAGGTGCGTGCGCTGGCGATCAGCAGCAACCTGCCCGAGGTCTTTGTGGAGGCGCTGGGCGGTGGTGCTCAACCAGCTGCACAGTACCTGGGGCAGGAGTGGATGGATGCCGCAGGTGGGCTGTGGGTGGTGGTTCAGGCTCGCGGCGATGATGGTCAGTTCCTGCCGGATGATCCGATGACGCCTGAGCGCGAATCGTTGACCTGGGAGAAAAAATGAGCATTATCTACATCAACCCGTATCGGTTCGCGGCAGCGTCAACCTATGACCCTGATGCGCAGTCTTACATCACCGCCGTTGAGGCGGCTGATGGGCAGGCGCTGGAGGCTGGCGTAAAAAATGCCATGAACGCATTAGTCGTGGGATTCAAAGCTCAAAGCATCTGGACACCTGCCGCGCAATTACTCATGCCATGCGGCCCGCGCACACTGGCTGGCGCATTGGTTCCATTGAAGCAGGGCATAGCACCTACAAATAACGGATTCTTAAGCGGTGATTACAATAGAAAAACCGGTTTAGGAGATCCTTCCAATACATCCAAATGGTTAAACTCAAATGTCTTGCAAAACTCTTTGCCTGCATCAAGCCATGCGCTGGCATGGCGTGGAGCTGTAACAGTAAACTCTGGCGATGAAGTTTTGATTGGCAGATACAATAACGTGACTATTGCCGCAAGTTCACTCTTAAGCCTAGATGGTTGGTCTGCTTATATAAGCGGCAGAGCCTTTAGATCAGGCACTACAACATCTTCTTATATTCCCGTATCAACGTTGACCGCTGCCGCATCCTGCTTAATTGGCTCAAGGACAGCCAGCAATGTCGCAAGTTTATATGTAGACAGCAATGCCGCTATTACCAACAATGCAAGCATAACCACTGTATTTGAGGCTCAATCGCTTGGCTGGTTTGGCTTAAACGCACAATCGGGGGCACTTTTAGTTCCATCCAAGGACAGGTTACAGATTGGTGGAATCTATAGCTCTGGCCTTAATGCCACGCAGGCTGCTGCATTCCGAACCTTGACGCAGACGTATGTAAATGCCATCGGAGCGGCGATTCCATGACCAGTATTTGCAAGAAAATCTTTGTCCCAGATGGCTGGGGCTAGTGAGGTGTTTACATGAAGCAAAACGTCCCCACAGACAAAGCTCTCTATGCTCGCGTAAAGGCAGCAGCAAAACGCAAGTTCAAGGTTTACCCAAGCGCCTATGCAAACGCTTGGCTTGTGCGTGAATACAAGAAAAGAGGTGGGCGCTATCGTGTCGTGAAAAGCTAGATGTTATGAAACGCGCTAAGTCTGGCTTGACTCGCTGGTTCAAGGAGGAATGGGTAGACATCAAGACGGGCAAGCCGTGCGGACGCTCGAAAGGCGAAAAACGCAGAAGCTATCCAGCTTGTCGCCCATCAAAACGTGTTTCCTCTCGCACCCCCAAAACCAGCAAGGAGTTGACACCTGAAGAAAAATGTCGCTTCAAGCGCAGAAAGACCAGCAGCAAGCGTATAGACTATCGACACAAGCGCAAGAAAAAGTAATGCCAGCAAAAGCACGCAGCAGCCGCTACGCAGATCGAGCAGCGCTTCAGCTGCTTGGGCTGTTTTCTGACACATCAAAACTACGAGCAATCGCTAGACGTGGTAACAACACTTTTGATTACGAAAGCTGCGAGATCAGAATAATTTCAGATCTGCTACCGCATCAAAAAGGTTTTGTAACAGACTTTGATCATCGCATGGTAGCACTTTGCGGTGGTTACGGAAGCGGGAAAAGCTTTGCAGCTGTAACCAAGTCAATTCTTCTATGTTTTCGCAGTCAAGGTTTTACACATTTATTCCTAGAACCGACAATTCCACTACTGCGCGACGTTGCAATTCCATCTTGGCAAAACGTTCTCGATCGTTACAGTATACCGCATGAGTTTAGAACAAGTCCACTCCCTGTTTTTACGCTGAAACTACCGAAAGGTGACACGCAAATACTATTGCGTTCATTTGAGAACTACAACAGAATTATTGGTGTCAACGCAGCGAGTATGATTGTTGACGAAATTGACACGGTTTCGACTCACACAGCAGAAGCTGCAATCGTAAAACTGCAGGGACGTGTTCGCGTTGGTAACTGTCCTCAACTTGGTTTTGCTTCTACGCCTGAGGGTCATAAAGCGCTTTACAACATGTTTGTACGTGAGTCTTCTGCCACAAAGAAGCTTTACAAAGCAAGAACAGAAGACAACCCATACCTGGATCCAGGCTTTATTGAAAATCTGAGGGCAACATACCCTGCGAACTTGATTGAAGCTTATCTGAATGGTGAGTTTGTCAATCTTACGCAGGCCACGGTATTTTATGAGTTTGATCGAGCGAAGCACTGCACAAGTGTCTTTCATCCAGAGCCGAATGAAAGAATTGTTATCGGGGCGGACTTTAACATTGGCAATAGCATGTCTTGTTATGGAGTTGTTCGACCTTCGCCGACTGGTCAAGCGCTACATGTCTTTGATGAGCACATTTGTCGCACAACATTTGATCTTGTTGAGCACATTAAACGTCGCTTCCCAAGGCAGCTTGCGAATGGAATGGTGACATGCCACCCAGACGCCAGCGGAAGTCATGGAAGCACCAGCTCAACCGAAAGTGATCACGAGATTTTACAAAATGCTGGGATTAGAGTCGTTACAGAACGACGCAATCCCCCAGTTGCAGAAACAATTGCACACTCGAATCTTCATATTCACGCACGTTCTGTTCTGGTCAATCCGACAACTTGCGTTGAAACGCTGCAAAGTCTTGAAAATTGGGGTTACGATGACAGTTATCGCCCGACGAAAGGTGGCAAGCATGATCTGTCCCATGCTGGCGATGCTTTGCGTTATCTGGTATGGCACACCATGCCACGCGCAACCGCTCACCTCAGCCGTCCTCGCTGGCGTTAAAGGCGACAGGATTATACTGCTTCTATCGCAGGCGAAAAATCAGTGGCAATCGTCCCCAATTCCCTAGTACCAGCCGCTGACAACCTCGTTGGGCCTTTTGAGCGCCGCTATCCCGAGTATGAGCAGGCGTTTGAAGAGGTATCTGGTGTTGACGCTTATTCATTAGAGCAAGCCGAACAGTTTTCACGTCTCGCCCCAATCCGTTACTGCACGCTGCCCGAGTTTTATCTTTTCGAGGCGTCTGATGACTACTTGCCACAAGACTACCTAGAAGAAAAGAAAAGCTATGAAGTGCGTAAAACGCGCTCGCAAAGTAGTTTTCAAAACTATTACTGTCATCTAAGAGATCTCGTTTGCGGGACAGCGCTACGAAAAGGTGTTGGCACCCCAGAGAATGTAGCCTCCGAGTGGGGGAATTTTTTTGAAGATGTCGATCTCGAAGGGCATTCTGTGCTTTCTTTCGCAAAAGAGGCTTTCACGGAAGCGCTTGATGGTGGTGTTTCTGCGATTTGGGTGGAATATCCAAAGCTACCAGAGAGTCTGAGCGCCGCAGAAGAGCGCCGCCTCAACCCTCGCCCCTACTTCGTGCTAATGCGCATGGAACAGGTGCTCGAATGTCGCTACGACGTTTTTAACGCGCAGATTGGGGCTCAAAGCATATTCGGAGCGTTCCCTACTTACTTGCGCGTCAAGACCGAAGTACGTCGTCAAAGCGAGCAGAATGAGTTTTTTGAAGAAGTTATCCCTGCTGTGCGTGTTTATGATATTGCAAATCTTGCAGATAACAGCGTTTCAGAGCTTTCCGATCAGCCCGAGGCTGCAACTGATCAGCAACGTGTTCGCTGCCGCCTATACACAAAGAAAAACGAGCCTGGTAATGTAGACAAATACCTGCTCGAAGAAACAAGCTATCTTTCGATCCCGTTCATTCCGTTTGTGCCGGTTTTTGGTGGCAAAAAAGAAGCGTTTTTCCGCGCTCGCCCTTTACTTTTTGACATTGCACGTCTTAACTTAAATCACTGGAGTATCTCTGCCGATCTTGCTGAAACCATCCACCTCACTTCCTCGCCGATTTTGACGGGTACGGGTGTGCGCCCTGACGATGAAGTCAAGGCCGGTTCGGGGCGTGCCCTGTTCTCTCAGAATCCCGACGCCAATTTCAATCTTATGAGCGCTTCGATGGAAGGGGCCTCCGTCACCCTGGAGAACCTGAGGCGCATTGAGCAGGCCATGGAGCGCCTTGCTGCCGTCGCTATGACAACGGGTAAGACGCAGGCCGAAAGCGGCTTCGCGAAGCTCCTGGACCGCTCCCAGAGCGATTCACAGCTGGCCGTGCTGGTGCAGGGGCTTGAGGATGCGCTGAATCGAGCCCTGCTGTACGCCTCCGCTTATCGAGAGATCCCAGAGGTGCGCGTGACGATCAGCAAGAACTTCATCCCGGTGAAGATGCACTCTCAGCAGGTGATGGCACTCAGCTCGCTGTTCAAAGACAGTAACGCAATCACGATTGAAATGTTCTTGCGCATGTTGGAAGCTGGCGAGATGTTCGAGGGTCTGCCCGATTTCAGTGTGAAGAAGCTTTTGGAGGATATGGGCATGGACGGGACGGAGACTGCTCGCGACCTTGATCTTGACGGTAAGACTCAGATGGCAAATCGTGGACAGATCCAGGTTGATAACACTACTCCCGCCAGTGAGGGCCGTGACCTGGAGGCGATGGAAGCTTCCATTGAGCAAACCGAAGCAGACAGTGCTACTATTTAACGAGTCAACTCATCTTTTTACATGACACTCGAAGTGCCTGAAACGCTCGAAGAGGCGCTTGCCGCTATCCAAGCGCTGCAGAAGAAGGCCGAGACTGCT